AAACTTCATTAATAGTGTATAATATATAGGTATCTTTTTAAAAGGAGAAGTAAATGGAATTAAAACCAGTAAAAGTGCAGGCAGATATTATGTGGGCTTTCTTAGACACACCTAACCAGTTATCTGGGAAGTATCAGGTTGATCTCTGTAATCTTACCAAAGAAGCAGTGGGTGTATTGGAAGGTATGGGGGTTAGTGTACGCAAGAAGGATGACCAGCCAGAGAAAGGCTTTTTCATTACGGCTAAGTCAGTTAACTACCCAATCACTACTATCGATATTGATGGTGGGCCAGTTGCTGGCAAGGTAGGAAACGGTTCAAAGGGTATCGCACTTCTTAAGCCTTACGAGTATACATTCAAAGGCAAGAAAGGCGTAGGAGTTGGGATCAACAAGCTTATCGTCACAGACCTTAAGGTGTATGAAGGTGCTGAAGAAGAAGCTCTTGGCGATGTACTTTAATTGAAAGGAAACAGCATGACAACAAAGAAAGCAGCAGCACCGTCACCTAAGTTTAACTTAAAGGTGTCCCCTGTAGAGTCTGTGTTCGAGGTAGAAGTAGGTGACCTTAACAAAACACTATGGGGTTCAGACTTCTTCAAGTTCTCTGTGTCTTCGGATGGTTCTGTAACTATCAATGACAACGAGTTCTCCAGTAAGAAGCAGGCAGCACAAGCACTCGAAGCTATGGCTGCGTTCCTGAAGAAGTAATGTTAGCACTCATCGATGCCGACATCGTCACTTACAGAATTGGATTCGCTTCCGAAGATGTTAGCGACAAGATCTGCTTGGCACGGTGTGCTGAGTTTATGGAAGAGCTGGTGATGAAGCCTTGGGTAGGAGACTACCAAGGTTATCTCACTGGTTCTGACAACTACCGAAAGGACATTGCAGTAACAGCACCATACAAAGGTAATCGAGTTGGCACTAAGCCTAAACATTATGGTTTGATTCGAGAGTATCTTGAGAAAGCATGGGGCTGTGAAGTAGTAAACGGACAAGAAGCTGATGACGCTATTGGTATCAAGGCTTATGAGATTGGAGACATCGAGGATTATGTCATCATGTCTATCGATAAGGACCTTGATATGATTCGTGGTTGGCACTATAATTTTATTAAGGATAGGAAGTACCTGATCAATGACCAAGAAGCTATCAAACATTTCTATACGCAGATACTGACTGGCGATAGGGTTGATAACATTATAGGTCTAAAAGGCATAGGTCCAAAGAAGGCAGCAAAGATTCTAGAGGACTGTATTACCGAAGCCGATATGTACAAAGCAGTATTGGAAGCATACGACAACGATGAAACTAGAGTCTTGGAGAATGGACAATTGTTATGGATACGAAGAAACGAAAACCAGATTTGGTCACCTGCCCTTTGCAGTACATCCAGTGGGTTGACGCAGTAGCAGATGTTGAGTGGCAAGAAGATGTTAAAGCAGAAGTTCACCTTTGTCACAGCATTGGGTGGATTATTGATGAAACAGATGACGCACTGTGCATTGCTAATACAGTCTCTATGGACAACAGCAATGCCCGTATGCATCTACCTAAGCAGTGGATTAAAGTGAGAAAGGATATAACACTTGAAACCGAGCAGCGCCAAATCCAAAGGAAGACACCTGCAAAAGTGGGTAAGAGATCTAATACTAGCCAAGTTCAATCTGGAGGCAGACGATGTTCGCTCAGTTAGTATGGGTGTCTCCGGGGAGGATCTGCTACTCAGTCCAGCAGCCAGACGGGTCTTGCCAATTAGTTTGGAATGCAAGTCCAGAGCAGCTATCTCAGTATACGGTTATTACGAACAAGCCAGAGGAAACGCAGGAGGATACGAACCTGTTTGCATCATCAAACAAAACAGAGATAAGCCCTTGGCTGTGGTAGATGCAGAGTATTTCTTTAACCTATTAAGGAGTAAGTATGAGTAAAGTCTATCGATTTATTTATGATTCTGAGTTTCAAGAAGATGAGCCTACAGAATACCCAGAGGCTTCTACTGTCAAGGTTCGTCACTACTTTGCAGACTTCACTGCATGGCCCAAGGTACTCTATGAGTTCTGTAAGTTCCTAGAGACATCTGGCTATAGTGGTGTGCTGGAACGTGTTGTCATCAAAGACCCCTATAACATGGAGAGTGATGGTCTGTTTGAGACTATCGGACCAGGACAATACATTGCTACTGCAGAAGTTTTAGACAACGAAGACAAGGACGCACAATGACTGTTCACGCCATAATCCCTGACTGCCAAGTTAAGGACGGTGTAGATCTTAGTTACCTGACATGGGTAGGCAAGTATCTAGCAGAGAAGAAGCCTGATGTGATTGTACAGATTGGTGACTTCTCTGATATGCCTAGCCTGTCAAGCTATGATGTAGGCCGTAAGAGCTTTGAAGGCAGACGATATAAGACTGACATTGACGTAACACACAAGGCAATGGACGCACTCTTAGCACCTATTAAGGAACACAATGAACGAGCAAAGAGAAATAAAGAGCGACAGTACAAACCCAGAATGGTACTCACTCTCGGAAATCATGAAGAAAGAATTTCCAGAGCTGTCGAAGGAGACCCTAAACTTGATGGAACTATTAGCCTTTCAGATCTTGGATATGAGTCAAGAGGTTGGGAAGTTATACCGTACCTTGAACCTATTGTCATTGATGGTGTTGTGTACGCTCATTATTTTACTTCTGGCGTTATGGGGCGTGCTGTAACTTCTGCTGCTGCGCTGCTGTCTAAGAAGCACATGTCTGCAGTGATGGGCCATGTGCAGAATAGGCAGATAGCTTATGCTAATCGTGCTGATGGTTCACAGATCACTGGCCTGTTCAGTGGCTGCTGCTACCTACATGACGAGGACTATCTAGGTAGCCAAGGCAATAAGTACTGGCGTGGTATCTGGATGCTGCATGAGGTTACTAACGGCAGCTTCGATGAAATGCCTGTGTCGCTTAACTACTTAAGGAAAAAGTATGAGCATTGATAATGCAAGTCCTAATGATTGGTATGTTGCTTACCGTAACGCTAAGCCGGGAGAGATAGTTAGAACACCTGATCCAGTAACACTAGGTGACTACATCAAGTCTAAGCAGATTGGAGGCGATCATTACAAGTCTAACATCGAGCCTTGGGATGTATTCCTTGACTGGGGACTAGACCCTTGGGCCTGCAATGTAATCAAGTATGTAGCTCGTCATCGCAAGAAGGCAGGCAAGCAAGACCTTGAGAAGGCAAAGCACTACCTAGAGTTCATGATAGAAAATTATGATAAAGTTGGTGACAAGTACTACAAAGTGTGATATAATATATGGCCCTAACATTAGAAGAGATCAAGGAGAGGTTGAAAAGGTGGGATGAGATAACCCTAGTAGAGGAGTTGTCTCTTAGGTCTGAGGATATAGTAGAAAGATTTGATGATATAATAGAAGATCAAGTAGAAAGATTACAAAACTTAGTTAACTGGGAAGAATAATATATGGATTACTATCAACAGTTTATTGCAAAGAGTCGTTACAGCAGGTTCCTACCTGAGAAGAATCGCCGTGAACACTGGGAAGAGTCAGTTGATCGGTACTTTACATTTATGTTTAATCACTTGGAAGAGAAGTACAAGTTCTCTCCTGACTCTGAGTTACGCACAGAGTTGACGCAGGCAGTTAAGAACCTAGATGTTATGCCATCTATGAGGGCTATCATGACTGCAGGTAAAGCTCTTGACAGAGATAATACTGCTGGCTACAACTGCAGCTACCTACCTATCGATGACCCTAAAGCATTCGATGAAGCTATGTACATCCTACTCTGTGGTACTGGTGTAGGCTTTTCTGTGGAGCATAAATATGTCGATCAATTGCCTGAAGTCCCGGATCAGTTGTTTGATTCTCAGACTACTATTTCGGTTGCGGATTCCAAAGAAGGGTGGGCCAAAGCACTACGCCAACTCATCGCTTTACTATACTCTGGGGAAGTTGCAAAATACGATCTTAGTAGAATTCGACCTGCAGGAGCCAGACTCAGAACTTTTGGAGGACGTGCCTCTGGTCCCGGACCTTTGGATGAGCTTTTTAAGTTCACTATCGCCAAGTTCAGAGGAGCAGTGGGTAGAAAACTTACATCAATCGAGTGTCATGATCTTCTCTGTAAAATCGGGGAAGTTGTTGTTGTCGGTGGAGTACGAAGATCTGCAATGATTTCTTTGTCGGACCTTGAGGATGACCGTATGCGTTCCTGTAAGTCTGGTAGCTGGTGGGAACACAACAGTCAGCGAGCACTAGCTAACAACTCAGCAGCTTACACTTGCAAGCCTGACATTGGGCAGTTCCTTGCAGAGTGGACAAGCTTGTACAATAGTCACTCAGGTGAGCGTGGTATCTTCTCACGAGAGGCAAGCAAGACGCAGGCTGAGAAGAACGGACGCAGAGATGCTAGCTATGACTTTGGTACTAACCCATGCTCAGAGATTATCCTGCGCCCTTATCAGTTCTGTAACCTGACTGAGGTAGTAGTACGTGCAGAGGATACTGTAGCTGACATCGCCAAGAAGGTTAGGGTTGCTACAATCTTAGGCACGTTCCAAAGTACTCTGACGCATTTCCCTTACCTGCGTAAGGTGTGGCAGAAGAACACTGAGGATGAGCGTTTACTTGGTGTATCATTAACTGGTATCTTAGATAATCCTTGGATGGGGAGGGTATGTGAAAGCACTACGCAGTCTCTTGAATACTTACGGGAGGTCTCAGTTAATACCAACAATGAGTTTGCAACTCGCTTGGGAATCCCTGTGTCTGCTGCGATTACTTGTGTCAAACCTTCTGGCACTGTGTCTCAACTTGTTAATAGCGCCTCTGGTATTCATACTCGACATAGTGAGTATTATGTTCGCCGTGTTCGTGGTGATAAGAAAGATCCGCTGACTAAGTTCCTTACAGACTCTGGTATTCCTACAGAAGACTGTGTCATGAGACCTGATAGTACTGCTGTGTTTTCTTTCCCAGTGAAAGCACCAGAGTCTTCTCGTACTCGTGAGGATCTGACAGCTATGCAGCACCTTGACCTGTGGCTAATGTATCAGCGTCACTGGTGTGAGCATAAGCCTTCAGTGACTATCTCTGTCAAGGAAGATGAGTGGATGGACGTAGGAGCTTGGGTATGGAGGAACTTCGATGAGCTTAGTGGTATCTCATTCCTGCCTTGGGATGGAGGCTCTTATCGTCAAGCACCATACGAGGAGTGTACTAAAGAGCAGTACGAGGAGTTAAAGGCTAAGATGCCTGCGACAATTGATTGGGACAATCTTAAGGAAGAGGATGACAATGTCGAAGGTGCTCAGACGCTAGCCTGTGTAGCTGGACATTGCGAGATATAATATGTCTATAGAACTTACTTTTATATGCGGTCTAATGTGTGGTTTAGAGTATGTACAAGACCCTGATGAAGGGACACACTATCTAGTAGTGGACTTCTTATTCGTCAGAACCCTCTTCAGTTGGGGTTAAGTACATCTCTCTCTCGTGCTTCCTGCGCTTAACTAGGCCGGGAAGCTCTTTACCACCTGCCTTGGTCCACGCAAGGAAAGCATCAGCAGCAGCTTCGTATTCGCCTCTGTTGTGCTTCATCCTTATCGTGGATCTTTGCAGGTTTCCCAGTCCCACATTGAAGCTAAAGCTAACCAAGGCATCGAACCTACCTTGGGTAAGTCCTGTAGGGCATAGTCTAAGAACACCTCGCTCGAATGTAGCCAAGTCTTCTGCGAGGATTCTATCCACTTCAGCCATTGACAAAACTCTATCCCACCCATCAGGGATACTAAGTCCTTTGCGTTCATTGAATGGAACCCTTATGTGGTTTGGATCAATAACATGGCCTACCCCCACTGTCCACAGCAGGGCGGGGCAGCGGTAAGGTTTTGTCCTTACTCCTTCGTCCTTCTTAATACCTTCTATGCAAGCCTTGCTTACCTTCACTTCTTGCCCCACTGACGAGAACCAAACCAGAAGGCAATGATTCCAGACAGTAAGGCCATCTCATCCTCAGAGAAGATGACATCAGTGGCTGCGATAAACTGGTCCACGTCCATGCTACCTAGTCCACCACGCAGCAGGAAGTAAGTTAGTGCTATGTTAATCATCACTAACTCTAGGACAAAGATAAAGGTAACTGCTGGCCTTACGATGCCATTTAAGTTAACCACCCAGTTAGAGGCACGAGCCATGATAGCCTTGTCGTGATCAAGAGCAGCACTCTGTCGATCAGCATCAGTCTGCATAGCAATCTGGTCTGTCCTGATCTCTTCTACTTTCTGCTGAGCTATGAAACCACGCTCTGCTAGGGCTAGCTCACGCTCAGTCTGCATCTGTGCAAGCTTTATCTCCTGAGCCTTGTCAGCCTTGTCTTGGAAGAAGCTAAGTACCTGTGGCAGACCAGAGGCTAGGAAACCAACTGCAGAGGAAAGAAGAGATAACATAATAACTCCTTAAGGCTTATAGCCCATGACGTAAGCAAAACTAACTAGGATGAAAGCAGTCATGAAACAGTACCACTTGAGCAATGCAAGCTTCTTTATGTCTCTACCAAACTCATCAGTTAAATCCTTGTTGTCCTTAAGGATTCTCTGCTGGATAACCTCTACCTCAGCCCAAGCAGCCTGACCATGCTTCTCGATTATATCTTGCTTTAGTTCGTCTTGTAGCTTCTTGATTTCGTATACTCCTCGCCACTCCTCGACAGCAGAGAAGACAGAAGTATCTGACGGTCTCTTCTTTTGCTTACGGCGGTAGGCATCTCTGGCTTGGATCTCAGACTTACCAAGGTCTTGAATGTCCTTAGTAACAGCCTCTATCTCCTTACCAACAGCTAAAGCTTCTCTGATGCCAGAGACAGCAGCCTTGGCAGCTTGTGTTACTGGCTCGCTCATTCTTCGATATCTTGCTGAAGTCCTCGCTTAGTGAGGAGATTGAGAACAAACTCTGAACGCTTCTCAGGGTCTTGGACCAGAGTAGACAGAGTACGCATACGCTCTGCCTTACGAATCTGTCCTGCAATTCCTTTAACCAGTCTGGCCTGCATAGGACGAGACAGTGCTAGGAAGCCGGGGTTGTTGATGAGGTTACTAGCAACAGTATTTAACTGATCTCCAGCACGGTTCTCCATGTCAGAGTACTGCTCTGGTGTAAGCTCTAGCCCACCCACCTTCCTATCCATGCGCTCCATACGCAGGTAAGGATTATCAAAGATAGCCTGAGTAACTTCACGCTCTACAGGAGTTACCTGAATACCAGTCAGGATAGAGCCTCTACCCATCTGCTGCGTTTGGCCTAGTAAGTTAACCTGCTCAGGCAAGGTCTCTCTTAGCCCCGGCAGCCTGCTCTTCAAGTTATTCAAAACCCAGTTAGCAGTGTCAGGGTCTTTGATTTCCCTTCTGATAGGGTCCTCAAGTCTGGCAATTTGATTGAGTATAGCAGGCACTACAGGGTTGGTTAGGGACACAAGGTAAGACTCCAGATATCTGTCCGGTTCTTGTACAGCTAACATAGCCTTGCCTAGTCCTTCAGTGAAGGTTTTATCTAGGAAGTTCTGTCCTACTATTTTAAATATGTTACCTACGCTGGGGCTTTCACCCTTTAGCCTACCTTCTTTAAAGGCATTCATAGTATCTACTACCAGCCCCATGACAGTAGAGAAAGGCTCGATACGATCATAAGACACCCATCTATCTCCCATCTTAAAGGACATAGGAGGAACGCCAGAGGCCATCTGCCCAGCTCGTGTTGCAGGATCTGAGGAGTAGTGACCAGTAACCAAACCCTGCTGAACCATGCCATAAGTAGCAAACATGAACCCAGCACCAAGGGCCTGCTGAGCATAGAACTCAGGAATCTTCTCTTCCTTGAATGTTCTTTCGCCTTCCAGCATAGCTCTGCGCTGAGTCAGTTTATCGAGCCTAGCCTGAGCTTTCTCAATCTGTGCAGGAAACACAGCATTAGATAACTTATCCTCTGCGACTTGAATCCTAGCAGACACGGCAGCAAGCTGCTCGTTAATGTCTTTAATGTCTAGTTTAGCCTGACGAACACGCAGCAGCCCTGCTCCGGGTAGGTAACCACCAGCTTCCTTAGCGATGTTAATACCAGTACGCAGGAAAGGAACAACAAGGTTCAACTCTGGGGCTATGTTCTTAGCCTCTGCTACTAGCTGACCACCACGATCAATTAGGGACTTTCCTAGTGGAGTGCGGAAGGTATTAAAGGCTGCGAAGTTCTCAAGCTGGTAGCGAAGGGCAGGGTCTCTACCCTCTAGATAGCGAAGCATAGCTGCGTTCCCATCCTTTTGCTTCATGGCAATGTCATCCAGCTCCTTGATAAAAGCTTCACGAGTGGTTCCCTGCTTGGCAAAGTACTCATCAGGAAACTTACTCTCGATCCTGTGCAGCATGGCACGGTACTCCATGCGTTCTAGCACGGCAGAGAAGGCTTGGTCCAGAGCACCAGTCAGCCGCTGGGGATATGTCAGGATAGCATCCCCGTATTTGTTCTTAACTATGTCAAATGTCTTATGTTGGTTGCCGTCAAAGTCTTCGGTACGCTTAGACAACCCTGCCATAAATCTGGGGAACGACTCTGTGAATCCTTCAGAGACACCCCTGAGCATGGCTATGGCTTCTCCGGGCCTCCCTGCTGCAGCCCTGACTACTGGGGCCAGAGCTAGCTGGGCAGTCTGGGACACTAGGTTGACCACCTGAGTAGACAAGGCAGACAGGTAGCTATTACGGATGTATGAGCCAATCCTTTCCCTGACCGAAGGCTCCTTTAAGACAGCTTCGGCGCTCTTAGCTAGAGCAGCACCTGCCTC